CCCTGCGTCAACGCTAATCGCGCTGATTTCAGAGCCTTAGAGGAAGCCGACATTGCGAAAGTAGAGCGCATGGAAGCAGAAATGAACCGCACCATGTTTAGGGTGCAACGCTTCCACGGTGCGGCTGGCATCCGTGAGGTTATGCGCTGGGCTTGGAGCGATAGGGGTAAATATGAAGCGCCGAGTTCCGGCTGCGATTCAGGAATGTGTGGAGATTGAGTATGATACAGGACATTCACGCTCACACTGACCTTGATTTCCCTACCAGCCTCCCCGCCTTTCAACGGCTGTTTCCTGATGATGCCGCTTGCGCTGCATAACGCATTCCTGAAATTTCCGCTGGTGTTAAGGTTGTTGGAACACTAGATGGCATTGTTGATAGAATTTTTTCTGCCTGTGCTGGCGTTAATGCTTCAATGGCTGCTTTCCCACTTATAGCACCGCCATTGTTTCCACTGCCTGATGGAATTGTAGTTGTTGAACCTTTTTTAAGTGCATCAAAGTATTCATTTAATTTTTTGAGTGCAGCATCCCAGCCACTTGCAGCACTTAATCCTGGTGCATCAAGTCCAGGAAAATCAGTTTGAGCAATACCAGTTACCTTTGTGATGTAGGCAATTACTGCCTCGCGTGGAATTCCCCAAGCCTTTGCGAGATTATCAATTTCTTCGGTTGTAATCTTGCCATCTTTGATAACTTTGAGAATGTCTGCATATCGCTGAGCATTTTCATTTGCTTTCATTTGCTTTTCAATAAAGGCAAGATATGAGGCATCAACGGCCTGAATTGCAAGGTTTTGTTGCTTGATCAGATTTAGGCGTGCAGCTTCGAGTTGAATTGGGTCAGTCTCATTTGTTGCCTTAACGCCGAACTCATCTTGCAATTGCTTTTGAACTTTGAGTGAAAGCAACTGTTCGGCAGTAAGTTTTTTAACGGCACCAGCATTATCAAATGTAAATTTTGTGTTTGTAGCAACAACTTTGTTTAACCCTGTCATTTGCTTGCCAGTAGTCATTGAAATATTGCCCATACCCTTGAAGGATTTTGTGGCTTTATTTGCATTTTTAGAAGAAGCGGCTAAAGAAACACCAATAGCACCAGCGGTAACTGCAAATGCTCCAAGAGCTGCAGCGGCAGCGCCTGCTGAAAATCCACCAGTCAATAATGCGGTAGCAATACCCGCTGAACCTGCTGCTGCGGTAAATGCAGCAAGGGTTGGAATAAGCAAAGCAATGGCAGTTGCAAAAGCATAAACTTTTGAAGCAACAAAGATACCCGCAATGAGTGCGCCAAAGACTTTTATTGTAGTCATATTGCGTGAAATGAAATCTACAAAACCAAAGATTGCTTTGCCCAAAGCGATTGCGTTTTCAGCCGCAGTTTTTAAGCCACTTGCCAATTGATCTTTGTTTAAGTCAACCCACGATTGAATTACTGGCAAAACATCTGTGATGATGTAGTTAGCAAATTCTTTAATGACTGGAAGAAGTGCGTAACCAACTTGATCTGCAATTTGATTAAAAGCCAATTGAAGTTTCATCAAGCCAAATTCTAAAGTTTCAGCACGCTTTTCTGCCTGTCCTTCAAATGTTGCGCTTAATGCTGCTAAAATTGCGTTTAAGTCTTTTGCTTTTACGGCGTTTGCATCAAGTGGAACACCCAAGCGAGTAAGTGCGCCGACATTACCACCAACGGCCTTAGCAAGCGCAAGTGAAACCGCGCCCAAATCTTTTGTTGTGCCTGCAGAAATATCAAGGGCAAGATTTTGCAATTGTTGCGCAACTGTCACATCTTTGGTTGCTTGAGTCAAAACCTGCAATGATGGAATCAATTGGTTGTTGTCAACGCCAACGAGAAGTTCTTGCTTGTCTAAATAGGCAACGGTTGCGGCAATAGCTTCATCTGTTGCATTTGTTGTGTTTCGCAAGGCAGTAGCAAGGGCGATCTGTTGTTTCTGATCTTCCATTGCGCCCTTGACGGCATCAACGCCAATTTTAACTGCAAATGCCGCTGATGCTGCTGCTGCTAAACCAAATGCTTTTGTTGCTTTGCTGGCAAAGGCATCAAAGTTTTTGCCCAGTTTGTTTATATCTTTTGCTGCAGCCTTTGAGCCTTTATCGGAATACTGGGTGAGGATGCGGGCAACAATTGAACCAACTGCCATTTGTTATGCTCGCTCTCTGTTTAAGTGTGTCTGTAATTCTTTTTTAGCATCATCTAAAGCATTTTTTACATTTGCTTGGATTCTGTCTTTGTCTTTGTCAACTACTCGCCAAACAACGCGAGATGCTTCCTTAAATCTATTATTCAAAGTTCGCAAGAATTGTGCGCTTGAACCGCCACCTGTACCTGGTTTGGTATTTCGGCCTGCAACTTCAAAGATTGAACCTGCTGCAGACTTGTTGAGCAAAGCACCAGCACTGGTTGTGTAATCACCCTTGCGAACCTTGCCTTGCGCTTTTGTCTTGGTGATTTTGCTTTTAATCTCGCTTGCGTTCCATCCAGGCCAGCCTGCACCACCGCGAGTGCGGCCTTTGGCAGCATCTGCCTTACGCCAGCCACTCATCGGTGGTTCTTCATCAATCAATCCTTTTGCATCGCGTTCAGCGCCAGCAAGTTCGGTATTGATCACTTTGTTAAAGCGCTTTACGACATCTTTATCAAATTCTTTCAAGGCATCAAGAGTTTCCTTAATGCCACTGAGAACGATAACTTCTTGAGCCATTTATTTACTCCGCGCTTTGTTTCGTTCTTTCAGGAATATAATCATCGCTTCCAAGATGCCGTCAGGGGCATCCATCAAATCAATGGGTGAAATCCCCGTCTCCACCGAAATAGCCGCCAAAGAATAAGTTAGGCTATCTCGGTGGATTCGAAAGAATCGTTTGCCACCAGTTCGACTGAAATCAAATCATCTAAGAAGTCTGGGCCAAAAGGTTTTACTACCTTGCCATTGGCTTTAAGAATTTCGTGGCCTAGAAAATAGATATGCTCTAGTTTCTGTTCCTCCCCCAATAGCTTTGCAAAACCCTTGCCGTACTTCTGCTCAAAAGCAACGATGATTCTTGGCGTTAATGAATAAGTGCCTTCGAAGCCATCCTTGGTTTTGACCTTGACTGATAATCCATCCATTTGTTTCCCCCTAAGTTAGTTATGAAGTTGCTTTTGTGATTGTACCCGAAATTGGGAATGTTGTGCTTACTGTTGCAAGTTCACCCACGCCACCTGAAAGTGGTTGCCACTCTGAAATGAGCGCTGAGAATGAGTAACTTGGATTTGTTGGGCCAACTGTTGTTGCATTTGGCTTTACAACTACTGTTACTGCAGTTCCCAATAATGGGTAAATCGTTGCCTCAAGTGCGCTTGTTGCATAATCCTGGTTCCATTCAAAGGAAACAGAATTGTCTGCAAGTCCTGCAATGCGCTTCTTTGCGGTATCGCCAAAACCTGTGGTTTCAACAATGTCATAAGTGGTGTTGAGCGCGATGCTTGTGCAATATGAGCTAAGATCGGTGGTGCCAAATACAACTGACACATTAGTTAATACGATGCGTGGCATATTATGAAGTGGCCTTTGTGATAGCACCTGAGATTGGCCAGGTGACGGATGCGGTTGCTAGTTCTCCAACGCCGCCTGAAAGTGGTTGCCACTCTGAGACAAGGCAGGTGAAACTGTATAAAGGAGATGTTGCACTTGTTGTTGATGTAGGTGAAACAGTAACTGCCGTTGTAGTTCCAAGCAAAGGATAGATTGTTGCTTCAACAAGTGAAGTGCCGTAATCCTGAGAAAATTCAAATGTTACTGAATTATCTTGCAATCCACCAATGCGAGTCTTTGCAGCCGTTGATGAAAAACCTGTGGTTTCAACAACATCTGTGGTTGTGTTGAGTGTTACGCTTGTGCCAAATGTGCTTAAGTTAACGCCATTGACTGTGATTTTTGCATCTGTTAATACGATACGGGCCATTTATTTTGCTTCCTCTACTGTTGCTGGTTTGATTGTTACATTGCTCTTGAGGTGATCGCCAGCAACAAGTGCATCGGCATTTAACCCAAGTTCAAGCAATTCTTTTTCGGTGATTGCCTCACCCTTTTTCTTCGCCTCAAAATTATCTGAGGTAACTGTGTAGCTCATTTTTCTCCTTATCCCCAAACGGTTAGGCGGTAACGGTATGAAAGAAACTCAACATCACCCGATGCGTAAGTTCCCGCTTCGGCTGATGTAACGCGCAAGGTGTCGCAAGCGCCACCAAGAGTTCGATCTGATTCAATTGCTGCCTTGATTGAGTAATCCCCGCTGCCTGCAAGGTACTTATCAAGATCGTTTTGGCCAGTACGCTCTGTGAAACGCTGAACCAAAACAACAACATCAAGGTTTGCCTGGTCTAAACCACGGGCATTGTTCAAATCAAAGGTAAAATCCAACTGGCCAACAACTGCAGCGGGTGCAACTGGCACGCTTGGGATAAGGTCGTAAACACGCATACCCTTAATCGCCTCTAGGTTGGCTTTTAAGCCCTCTCTGACCTGACTTGGCAACATTACTTAGCCAACCCATTATTTCGGCGCAATGGGCGCAATAGCGCCTCTACATCGGCATCTAATTTGGCTGCTAAGCGCACTGTTCCAATGTCGGTTGAACCTGCAATGCCAAACGGTGACTGGCGGCGCAGGAATAGGCGGGAAGCCTGAATTTGTGTTGCGCTATTGACTTCAGCGGGTACGGCTGACCAGCCAAACACGCCTTTAAGGCGTACAGATTGTGGCAAGTTAAATGGGAAAACATAAGAACCAACTGCCAAGATTCTGCTCATTGGCCAACCGCGTGAAGGATTGTTGACTGGTTCAAACATTGAATCGTCAGCAGTCCAAATGGTGTCATAAGTGCGGTTGAAATTGTCATCGGTTGCAATTTCGCTGATGCTCACAAAGTCATCAGTTGGCAAAATCCAGTAATCGCTTGGTGTGTAGTAACGGGTGGCGGGTACACCAACAGTTCCATCCTTGTAAAAGAAACGGCCTGTGTAATCGTCAATCATTCGGCTGGCAGTTGCAATAGCAATTTCAATTGCAGCGTTATCCATTGAATCTTCAATGTTGAGTGCTGCCTTTACATCGTTGAGTGTGCAATAGCCGTTAGTGATCGCCACGCGTTGTTCTCGTTTCTACTTTGGGAAGCATTGCGCGTTCCAGTTGTGGAACGGCGGTAGCGGTTTCCTTTGATTTTACCTTAATTCTTAAAATTCTTTTTATGCGTTCCATATATCGTGCTGCCGATCATCTAACCAATATGACTTTGAATGAGGCAATATCGCCCC